AAGGATGCTGTACTGACAATCCTCTGAGGTGCTACGCCACATAAAGTCTCTGGCGCGGATGTTCTTATTACACACAGATGTTAGACGCTTGCCGACATCCTGTGCTGTGAAAGTAACTGTCTTATACGCTGTGAATGTTGCTCCACCATCTTTGGAGTAGCTAATGGTAAAGCTTCCCTCGGTGTATGGAGTGTATTCGATATGAAGCTGTGCAACGTAAGAGACGATTGCGGGTAACTTGAATAGCTTACTTCGCACATCCACTGTAAAGCTTGTCCCAGCATCTGTGAGAGCATTAGCATCTTCTGCAAGAATGTCACCATCTGAGCGACCAATGAATACGGTTGAACGGGCAGAGGTTGGTGAGAGACTGTTGATGGTTCCAACTAATGCATCAATAGTCCCAACCAAATCATTGATAGTGTAGCTACTTACAACAAAGTCCGCGTTGTCAATGCTGGTTCCGAGGGCAAGTTCTGTAAGCACCCAAGACCGCGAACCAAAGTCATATGTTGCAACGGTGGCAATATCAGTAGTAGGATTAGGAATGAGTAGCTTGTATTGATTCAACACTGGGTCGAATGAACCACGAAGCGTTGTCGGTCCAGTCATCAAGCTACGAATCGTGTTCTTAATCTTATCACCAATCTTCTCTGGTTCACGCTGGCCTGCCACATATGCGAACACGTTATTCAGTCGTTCGTCATAGTAAGCAATACCATTCGGGATAGAGGTTAAACTACCCGGTGCGTTACATCCAAAGTTCGGTGAAGCATTTGCAAAGTAGAACGGATTGGTTGCAGATGGAACACGTGTTGCAGTCCAGATAGAATACTGTCGAACAACCAGCATCACATCCGCTACAACCTTGAGTCCGCTGATGAAGTCTGCAGAGTCTGCAGGATTGTCAATCAGTGGCCCGAAGCCAGCGGAGATATCGTTAAGTGGGTCCCACTCTGTGAAGTTTAAATCTCCACTCCAACCCACTTCAATTGGATTCTCACTACCCGATACATTCAGATTCGCACCAACGATACGATTGTAGAATGGCACATAGTACTTGTATTGCTTTGCGTTACCCGCGGCGGCATAAGTCAATGCACCAAAGTCAATCTCTTGCAGTGGGTCAACTTCATTCCCAAAGAAGAACCGATTGTTTGCCGTAACAGGAGTAATCAGATTATCGTTGGTTGCCCCAAGTGCGGCACCTGTAATCTGGTCCCAGTTAGTACTCCGCAAATACAAATCATCAGCAGTGAATCGCACATACCGTTCTGTTCCATCGAACTCACGATAACGTGCAAGCTTGAGGATTTGGTTACTGTCAGGTTTAGTTGGAGTAAGCAACGTGTGCCCGCTCCGCACATAAGTTTCAGAGTCCCGTGACTGAACATTCTTAGCTAGTGTTAGCTCTTTTAGTTCAAGGTCTACTGGGTCATACTCTGTAACCATACCTCCATCAATTCGACTCTCTGCCCAGAGTGATAATTCCTCTGGTTGAGAGGGAACCATTCTAAACGGCCGCCTCATACCAGACTCCGGCGTAATACGTGAATGAATAAATTACATCAGCAGTGAGCGTTTTGATTGCTCCTGTGTTTGTTTTGATTGTGGTGTTGTGAGCAACCTGAGCAACTCCATCTCCAAGAATCCTCAATAACTGTGCATCTGATCCGCGGAGGAAGTTCGTGATAGTTACCGCACTTCCATCCGGTACAAGCAAATCCACAGCAAACACATTAGGAGTCGCAGAGTCTGAAGTTTGAATGTTCAGAGTTGCTGGCACTAAGTCTCTACGACTCCCCGCGAAGAATACAATCTCATTATGCTTCAGCACGATTTAAAAGGTCAGCGATACGATTTACCCATCCAGCAAGAAACACCAACTGGGATTTATCTTTACGAACAATGTCCGTGAAGAACGTCAAACGTTTTGCGGTATAACGTTGGTACAAGTTAAAAGCTTTCTCACTCTTAACCCTAGCCAATGTGATTGGACCAAATCGTCCATCCGCTTCAGTTCCAACTAGTCGCTGGAGAGCGCGAATTGCAGTACGTACGCCAGAATTAACAGCAAAATCAAAATGCAGTACCGCGAGATTATAATCAAACGTTGCAATTAGATTTGCTCCTGATGCAGTCCAGTACTCAGAGAAGTAGATCTTTCTAACTTCCTCTGGCGTACACTCTCTAACTGGGCGAGTTGGTTCTTTAAGTCTTTTCTTAAAGCGGTCATACGTAGATTGTGTGATGCCGTAATTAGTAGGGCCGCCACGGTCAACAGGATTGTTAACATACCCTCCCTCAGAATGCAAGATGATTTGGAGTGCGCTATCGAACATTGTGTCTTCCTTTTAGCACGGCCACGTCAACGATAACTTCATTAAGCGTCTTGTTCAAATCTTTCACTTCTTCCTTCAGCTCATTGATGGCTTTTGTTACAGATGTGACAGTTGAACTCATCTTGCCTGCGTTGTACACCATTGAAAACGCGTTGATGAGAAGCGTTAGAATGATTGCGATATGCTCAGTTGTCATCACGGATTGGTTGGGTCAATGAGAATCTGAAAAGATGTAATTGCATCAACTGTTGCAATCTGGCTAACGATTGTAATTGCAGTACCATCAATAGCACTCAATGTGGCACGCACATAATAATTGTTCTCTCCGCCAGCATAGACATTGCGATAAATCTCTGTCAAAGGAATTGTCATATCTGCAATTGTCCCAAGAATACCCTGAATTAAAATATTATATGGTCCACCGACAAGTGCTGAGTAATCAAAATTAACACTAAGTGTCGTCGTTGGTCCAAGCCCCGTTACAGTTGCAGCAACAAACAAGCCAATGTCAGAACCTGTTGGGTCATTGAACACGCCGTCAAACACAATACTGATGGGGTCAAAGTAATATGTACCTGACGCTTGTAACCAATTGCTTGTTGCGCCAAAGCTAGTTACAAATCGCGCTCGTACATAGTACGTACCACCAGCAACGTTATAAATAATGTGTGCGTTATCTGGACCAAACCCAGCCGCTAGTTCCGTGAGTGTATTAAGCTGTGGGCTACCCGCATAGTTAATAGGTGCCCAGCTAACTCCATCAGTGCTTAGTTGAAACTCAAAGCTACCAGTTGAAGCAAGGTCAAAATCAGTTGAACTCCCCTGCAATAACCAATCATATCCATAACCATAACCAGAAGCTGTTAATGTAAACGTACTTACAGTTACGGTGCCAATTGAAATCGAGCCACCAGGAATACTAAACACTGATAGACCTTGCAACGAACCAAGCTAAGTAGTCCGTGCCGTCGTAGTAGAAACCAACACAGTCAACCTTACTGGCAGTAGTGGTCAGCGTGGTGATTAGACCATCGCTAAACTTAACACTCGCAGGCCAGGTTACAATGCGACTGCCTGTTGCATCTTGTGCAATGCGTAAGAAGTAGAACGCACCTGCAACTGGGTTAGAGAATGTAAACGTCACGTTTCCAGTGAACGTCATCTTCTGGTTGTTACCTTGATTCCAGTTAATGGTCGTTGCACCAGTTACGTTACCTTTATCAAACTCAGCATTAGCAACATTCTTACTCGCAACAGTCAACGGGACATTAAAGGTTGCTTGCCCTGCATCGGTAATAACCAGTTGCTTAGTCGCGCCAGTCTTGTCACGAATACTAATCTCTGTGCTTGCCGCGTTACCGATAATGTATGGCGTAGCTCCACCAAGTTGAACATAGTTAAAATAAACTGGGTCATCTGTAGCCCAGCCTGTTGCGCCCAAACTGACCATTCGCTCACGAACAGCAATCTTGTCATTTTGGATGTATGTATCAATGCCACTTGCCGCATCTGAACCTGCCGGAGCGGCTTCATTCCAAGGTTGTCCGTACGGCATTAGCCCTCCATTAGAATTTCACTTCCATCTTCCATAAGCGCAATCGAACCGTCTTCCAATAACACAGCGTCTACGACCACAACATCAGGGTCGCAGTAATCTGTGTTGAATGTGATAAACTCACCAGGAAGTATTGGGCTTAGGACTGCGGGTGTACACGCCATAGTTCCTCCGAAGTAAAACCACACCAGCAAACTTAGTGTCCACCTTCTCCTTCTCATCCACTGGTGTGGTGTTGTTGAGCATCCCAAGCCAATCTGCTTTGTACGAATCCTTTCGTGCCATATCACCAAAGCGAGCAAAACAACGCCAAATAGCACCAAAGAGAATAATCTCGTGCCACACCTGCGGTACATCTGGTTCAGCCGAACCTGCCGCAAGGTCAGCAAGGGTCATACGATACCGAATCTTAATGTCATACTCTGCATCCGGTGTCGGCCAGAGATGAATCGTTTTGTTCTCTCGAAAGTAGTATAATGGAATCCCTCGCTGGTCAGTATTCGCTTTGTACTGCGAATCATACAGCCGTGTATCCATTACATTAATAAGCTGTTGCTTTAGTGTCTCTGTGTTATAGAGGCTAACAGACTTCAATGACTCAAATGGTGCATTAAGCTGATACCGAGGCTCACCGATTGTGGTGGGAAAGACGGCAGACATCTCAGTTTCCTTGAAAGAAACCTTATCCATCAAATCCCACCACGAACGGTTCAACAGCAACTCGGCATCAGTATCTGGCAAATCATCAATGTCTACGCCGCAATTCTCACGTAGCTCTGTGATGAGTGTGCTTACCGAGAGGCCCAATGTTACTCCTTGATTTCAAGTTTGTCATACAAACGGGAAACAGTACGGCTAACCCGCGGAACCCAAGGAACACTAGTCGCACACATTTGGATGAGTTCAAAGTCTTCGTCCTCAACCTCGAAAGAAACCGCTGCAATTAGTGTCAGGGGCGAATCTTGGTTCTCTTTATCATACGCCGCCCCTTCCAATCCTTCAAGCTTGTCAAGCAACTTCGCGTGACGGCGGGTTTGGCGTGGAGTAAGCTTCGCTTGGCTCATAATCAAAGAGCCATAGAGAAGGCCAAAGACTTCGGTTTCAAACGGGTGCGAAAAAGTGAGCGTCTTCATTGTCAGTTAGGTTAAACGATTGTGAGTACGCCAGCGTTACTCCAAACATCTCCACTGGTGAGTCCAGCGGCTGAAGTAGGAATACCTGGAATGTTGATTGTAGTCGTGTTAATAATGAAGCGATTCGTCGCAGTTTGCAACGTACTGCCCGAACCACCAACTGCACCAATCTGGAAGATAATGCTTGCCGCTGTTGCATTACCAGTCGAACGTGGGGCAACAATAGTGAGATTACCTGCTGCATTATCTGTGCCCGTGCCATTTGTAAAACGAATCGTGCGGGCATTTGGCGTTGCAACAGTGTCACCTTCACCGAAGATAACAGTTTGAATATCTGTGGATGCAGTACCAATGAACGCTGTATTAGACAACGCCGTACTAGTACCACCACCAAGCACAATGTTCTGTGAGCCTGTTGACGATGAGTTATATCCAAGAATCACATTGTGTGTGCCAGACATCGTTACAGCAGATGTGCTGTTACCAATATGAATATTGAAGTCACCTGATACAGTCAACGTGTTCGTACGATAACTGAGGATGATGTTGTTGTCAGCATTCAGTGTGTTGTTTACACCAAACACAAGATTGCTTACACCGGACCCAGCATTAAACGTACCGATAATAAAGTTGCCCATCCGGTTATTGTTATTACGGCCAACAATAATCGTCGTGCCAACTGGTGTATTAGATGGAATCGTGTTTGAGTCGCCAAATACAATTGCGTGCGATGCACCACCACCGCCAGTAATTGAGTTTGTCGTACCAACCACAACACCAACAATACTTGCAAGTGCAGTCGATTGCTGACCAATTACAACTTGCATACCTGGAGCCGCCGCATTGCTGTGGCCGATATTAACCGCAACACCGTTACCACCATTAGCCTTCGCCGTTTGACCGATTGCAACACCATTGTTTGCACCAGTTCCAACAGCGGCACCACGACCAATTGCAATGCCAGAACCACCAGTAGCAGTAAGTGCAACACTTGCACCATCACCAATAGCAATCCCGCCAAACATCGTAGCAGGATTCGATACCGTATTAATAGTGTTGGCGCCAATTGAAATTGAATCCGGTGCTTCAGCGCTTGCAGTTAAACCGATTGCAACACTATCCGTGCCTGCCGCAAGTGCACCAGAACCAATTCTCGTGCTGTTTGAGCCTGCGCCAGTAGATACAAGACCTCCCGTAAAGGTGGCAAGTGCGCTGAAGTTAGACGTTCCATCAATATCAAGGTCGCCAGTTGCTTCAAGTTGTAGCGTTCCAGCAAATGCCGCACTACCATTTACATCAAGCGTTGCGAGTGCATCAACAATCACATTCGCATTGAACGTTGCAACGCCGTTTGACGTAAGCGTTGACAAAGCTTCCAGCACAAACGAACCAGTAGCTTTAATGGTTGTAACACCATCAAACTCTACCGTGTTCTGAAAGTCTGACGGTTGCGTTACAACACCACCATCCCACTGCGGGAGGTTAGTTAGCTGTGAACCATCACCAATGAAGAAGCCTGACGTTGTATCACCAGAGATAATTACATCGCCCGTTACATCAGCATTGCCAACCAGTTCAAGGAGCCCTGTAATGTTATGGTCACCTGTTTGGTCAATATCACCGACAAGGATAACATTACCAAGAGCATTAATTGCTGTACCTGCATAGCCAGTTGCATCAAGTCGAATGACACCAAACGCTGGCGGAGATGGACCAAGAATAAGTGACTTACTTGTACTAGTCAGGAAGTAATCCTGGGCAATATCCAGCGTTGTACGTTTATTTTGATTCGCGGTTGATGGTTCCGCCGTATCTACTAATGGCAGAATCATTCCACTTGTCAACGTCGCTGTGTACTGCCAATTTGAAATCTGACTCATCGCGCTTTAACAATAAGACAGAAGGATTTTTCTTGCACCATTCTACTAACTCCGGTGTTAAAGATTCAAGCGGGAGTCCAAAGGAAAAATAAGCTTTTGTTCTCTCCATATTTGGTACACCCCAACCACCTTCAGGGGCAGGAACCGTTGGAGGTTTTTCTTCTGTACCAAACACGGCGTCATACATAGTCATTGGAAACTCAATTGCAATATGGGTCATACAGTGGCTCCAGCAAAACGACGCCCATAAGCTACAAGATAACTTTGCGCCGTGCTGAGTTGTGTTACGGTTGTAAGCCCACGAATAGAAAGAAAACGAATCATCTGCATATCCCCGAACTGTGTTGGAGTATCAAGTCGACTCGCACCAAATGTTAGCCTTGTAGCAGCAGCACTTGAATCACCAGCCGTTGTGGTTGATACTTCCGCTCCAAGCCCAATACGAATCGCTGAAACAGTTGATGCACCAGACCCAGACCGTCGAAACATCATCACACGTACTCCTGACAGCGCGCCAGAAATAGTTGCATTAACACCACCGCCAACTCGTGCTTCATACGCATTCGCGACACCTGTATTCCACGCGGCGGATAATCGGTTCGTTGTAGTAACAGAAATTTGCCCAAGCATTCTATTGCCAGAACCGACAGGAGGGACACAAATGTAAGCATCCAGCTCTTCAGCAACAATACTTTCTAGCTGGCCTCGTGAAGTGCCACGGGTATAATCATTTACACCATCATAAACAAGTTTAGGAATACCATTTTCAATAGTCCACACTGGACGACTTGTTCCCGGAGAAGCATCTTGCGCCTAGCGAAGTTCACCAGAACAAAGAACGTTGTTAGAAGAAGGGGTTAAATTACCATTCGCACACGACCCCAGATTGGCAGACAGATTCATACCTTAACAGTTATAAGCA